CCCCTGGATCGCGCTGTCCAGGTCGTTGTACTTGACCTGGTTGATCTTCTCCAGGGCGCCCTCGGTATCGTAGGCGGCCTGGGACGCGCCGGCCATGGCCTCCATGGCCTCCGTCCCCAGGTCCTCCCACATGGTGCCGAACAGGGCCACGCCCAGGGCGTCCCGCTCCACCTGGTCGTCAACGGCCATAAGGGTGTTGATCACGTCAAAAAATGCTTTGTTGGCCCCCTCGCCTCCGGCGGCAAAGGTGGCCATGATGTTCTCCGCGTTGTACCCCAGGGACGTGAACGCCTCCACCGTGCTGTCGCTCCCGTCAATGGCCCGGATCGAAAACTCCTTGATGGCGTCGCCCACCTTGTCCAGGTTCCAGGCGGTTCCGTCCGCCCCCGCCTGGAGAATGTTAAACATTCCATCCGCGTCAAAGCCCAGTTTTGCAAACTGGGAGGAATACTCGTTGATGGTGTCGATCAGTTCCCCGGAGTAGTCCAGGCCGTTTTGTGCGCCGGCCGCGATCAGGCTGAAAGCCTCCTCTGCGGAGGAACCGAAGTTCTTTCGGATGGCCTCCGCCGCCCTGGTGCTTTCCGCCACGTCGTACTCGAAAGCGTCCCGCAGGGCCAGGGCGCCCTCGGTGGCCGCCGTCAATCCGTTCTGGTCCAGGTTGGCCATGTTCCGGTTGACCATGGCCACCGCGTCGCCCACGTCGGCCACGCTGTCCCCGTAGTTGGCCGCGTACACGTCCTCCATAACGTCCCGCAGGCCCTCCAGTTCCTTCCCTGCTGCGCCGGTGGAGGCGGCCACCTGGTTGGTGGCCGTCTGCCATTCTCCACCCAGGTCGGCCAGGTACTTGGTGGCGGCGATGGCCCCGGTCCCCATCGCCGCCAGTCCCGCCGTCATGGTGGTGGATACTTTGTTGGCCGCCTTTTGGATGGTCGCCAGTTGCTTGTTGGCCGCCTTGGTACTGGTCCCCAGGGATTTATCTACCTTTCCGGCGATTTTTATGGCCAGTTCCATGACCTTGCTTTTTGCCAATTTCAAGCACCACCTTTGCCATGTCGTTCAGATCGTCCAGCGGCAGGCCCAGGAAGTAGTCCACGCCGCTATGCAGTCGGAGAGATAGGGCAACACACCCCTTTTTGATTTCCGGCGGGTTTACTCCTCTCCATCCCCGCCGTAAAGAAAACCCGATACAAGGTTTTTCAGTTTCATGCTCTCCTGGGCCGGCAGTCCCCTGAAAAACTCAACGGGCAGTTTCGACGCCCTAGCCGCCATGTGGATGGCATAGGGGATCGTCATTTCCGGGATCGGCGTAATGCCGGTATCCCGGCCGGACAGTTTGGCCACGGCGCAAAGGTCCGCCGCCGTCATGTCCTCCATGGCGGACAGGTCCACCTCGGTGTATTCCTGCCCCTCGAACTTGTACGGCTTTCGGAATTTCAGGATCAGGCTTTCCTCCTCCGGTTCCTCTGCGGGGGCCGCAGGGACCAGCGCGGCGGTCTGCTCCGCCTCCAGGGCGGCGTTGTTCTTGATTTCGTCCATTTAGCACATCTCCTTGTATGCGGCCAGCAGATCCACTCCGTTGACCCTATATGTGGGGTTCATTTTGTCCAGCTCCACGACGCTTTCCCCGTCTACCTCAATCAAGATGTTAAGGATGTTCAGGGTCACGCCGCTGTCCATGGTGCTGGCCCGTTTCAGCTTGCCGCCGGTCAGCTTTGCCGCCCGGCCACCCACCACAATGCGGATTGCCTTTGGTACAATGTTTCCGGCGCTGTCGATCTCCTGAATAGCGCCCCGGATCGTCAGCTGGACCGCCTTGGTCTGGTCCATCATGTCGGTGGCCTCTTTGTCCAGGGTGCGGAAAGGGACCTCCAGCTGCATATTGCCGAAATAGCCGATGGTGGGATCGTCGATCTCACCCAGGATCCCGGCGCCGCTCACCGTTTCGCTGGTGGCCTCAAAGTCCGGCAGGGTCAATTCATCCCCCACGCCCAGCAGCTTTTCCCCCTCGTTGTACACATTGTAGTTGTTTATCTTGGTCGGAATATTCTTGCTCATGGGTTACTCGCCTCCTCCGGTCAGCGCGGCCTCCAGGGCCGCGGTGTCGTACTCGCGGATGTTCACGATCTTCTCCGCGGGGATGTAGGGCGCCAGATAGGTGTGGGTGGTCAGCTTCCCGTCCAGCAGGTCGGTGATCGGGTTTTCGTCCTCCTTGAACTCCAGCCGATACCCGGCGCAGTAGTCGCGGGCCACATACCCGTTGCCAATAATGTTCTGGCTGTCCACGATGGACTGGATCAACCTCTTATTTCCCGGCTTGTCTACTTTCTGGAAGTAGGTCAGGATGAAGTTGTTTCCATCCCAGTCAAAAAACCGCCGCACCGCCAGCCAGCGGTCTTTCGGATCCGTGGTGGAGGGATAGGCTGCCGTGTTGTTGCCCCACAGTTTGAAACCGTTGGCATTGATAGCCGTGATCACGCCCTGGCCGTTCAGGAGGTTGGCCTGCTCCTGATCCAGTGCCACCTCGGTGCCGTCATCCAGCACAGTGGCGGTGATTTTCAGGTCCTTATTGGAGGGGCTTTCATGGGGTACATCCCCGTTGGCTGCGTCGGTGGCCGCCGTTTCCGCCGCCGCCATAGCGGACAGGCAATAGATCTTTTCGCCCACCGCCCCCTTGGGCCAGAATACCGCCGCGTGGCTGGAGCTTGCGCCCATCTTTTCCTTGGCAGTCTTTACAGCGGTGTACACCGTGGCGCCTGTGCTGTCTGCCGCAATGTCCAGATAGGTGTTGCAATCGAAATTCCCGTTGACTTTTGTGGTCTTGGCCTGGAGGGCCGCGGCTACCACGGGATCGTGGGACCATCCGGGGGCCAGCAGCAGGCCAGGGGTCAGGCCCAGTTTGGGGTAAATCTGGCGCACCAGCTCCAGGCCCGTTTCCTTTCCGGTTTCTGCGTCCACGCCGCCCACAACATCCTCCTTGGTCACGCCTGCGGGGTTCAGGCTGGTGGAGGAAACAGACAGGCTTTCCGCCTCCTTTGCTGTTTCGGAGATCAGCGTGATCACCACATTCCCGTCATCGTCGTGGGCCGCCGTGTAGTCCGTTTCGGCCACCAGCGGGGTGGTGTCTTTCTTCACCACCAGGGTGTCCAGCAGCACATAGGGCTTGGTATAGACCGCCTGCCCGTTGGCCACCGCGCAGCTCTCCTCCTCGTTGTTCTTGGTGTGCTTGGAATTGCCGGGATCCAGCACATTCACCAAAACAATGGGGGCGTTATTGAACACCCGGAAATTGGCGTCAATGCTCTGGCAAAGGGTGAAGTTTTTGAAATCGTCGGAATAGCCCACAGCGGCCTGGCACTCCGCAAAGCTGTAACACAGCTTCGGGGTGTTGGCCGCTTTGGTCGGATCGTCCGCCAGGTGAACGGGTGCCGTGCCGAAAATCACCTGGAGGGCGGCGCTGCTTCGGATCGGCGTGGTCAGGCTCGTGGCCTGCTCCTGGTTGTACACGCCATGCTGATAGGTTGCCATGTTGCTTTACCTCCTGTTAGTTTCGTTTCTGTGCCTTTCGGTACAGGGCATAAATGGAGCCGGTTTTCTCCCGCAGTTGGCGCATGGCCTCCGGCAGTTGGTCCAGCGGTACGATCAGGCCGCCCAGCACCGGGGTTTGCTTTCGCGCCGCCGCCAGGGCCTCCGGTATGCCGCCCCGGTAGGATGTGAATTGCTTGGCCACTCCGGGGATAGTGGGGCCGCAGTACACCAGCGTGCCGGCCTCCGCCGCCGGTTTGGTCTGTTTCTTTGCTGTCATGCTTCTGGCACCTCCTTGTGGACCGCCGGTGCCTGGATCCGCAGGGACATGGCCGTGAAATAGTACGGGTGCGTGTCCTCCTCCTGGGTGGTCCATTCCATAGGGTAAAGGACCTCCCAGCGGTTGCCGATCACGGCGTAGGCGGAATAGTGATGGTAAATTTTGTTGATGATGTGCAGGGCGTCCCGGTAGCCTTGGCGCCCCGGATCGGGGTCGTAGACGCAGGCCACCAGCACCGCGTCAATGATCTGCTGGTCATCGTCGCTCTCGGTCTTTCCACCCCGGAGGCGCACCACCACATACGGCTCCGGCGGTGCTTCCTTGTCCTGGGCTTCATCGTCGCTTTCCCGGATCGGCACATCCTGGGGGTAGATCTGGATCTCCCGCTCGACGCCCAGGGAACTTTTCAGCCTCTCATGGGCGAAAAGCTCCTTTAGGTCCGCCACCATGGCGTCCTGCAAAAATTCTTGGGTCACATGCTTGCGCCTCCTTGACTTTTTACCGTTTCTTTCGTATAATTACGGATGTGTTAATAATCAGAAAAATGTGGTAATAATCAGCATAAAAGAGCGTGGAAAGGGTGGTAAAATGAAAGGGAGAGGGCTGTACATTGCCGCTGGTGTCGTTCTCGTTCTCGCGCTTGGGTGCTTGTTTACTGGGGAGGTGCAGTCATTTTGCGGTGGTGTCATACTCGCCGCTGCCCTGGTTGCATATAGCCAGTGGAAAAAGAAACATCCTGTAAGCAAAACAAGCGAACTGCGCACGATAGAGGGGAGAGAGGGGAGTAAAACGATCCGTGAAACGGTTTCGTATTTCCTGATTTTCCCGCGTAAAAAAACCGAACTTGTTTCTATCCGTAGCCAGCATTGCCCGGTTGGGCACTCTTTTGGGGAATGGAACGAAAAAGTACATCGTGGATCCGCCCAGTCGGACCGCTTTGAAAAGGCAGTCCATGAGGGGTTGGGGCTGATCAGCTATGATGTAGACAGCGGCTTGGCAAAGGTCAGCGGCTCCACTGGCACCGAATACACCACCGCGCTGGACTATTGCTCTTGCCCGGATTTTGATAAACGCAGTAAACCGTGCAAGCACATTTATTTCCTTGCCCTGCAAATGGGCTACACCAGCGACGATTTTTATAATTGCTGACTTTTGCGGCCCCTCTGCGGGGCCGCTTTTTTATGCCGCTCTCCCGAAACCGTCCAGGACCCGCTCCACCTCTCGCTGGATGTGCTTTTGCAGGATGGAGTAATAATCCTGGGTGGCCTCCTCGTATGTCTTGCCGTACAGCATAGGCACCGCCGGGGCCATGAGGGATTTTACCGGCAGGCGGGCGCGGCCCACGCGCTGCACAATGGCCGTGTGGCCGCTCTGAAATGTGGCCTCAAAGGCTTTCCGCCCGTCCACCTCCAGCGCGGTCATGGCGCTTTCGTTCAGCACTTTCAGCATGGCCGCGGTGGTTTCGGTGTTCCTCCTGGTCATGTAGTTCATGACTTCCAGCATACCGCCTCTGGAAAACAGGGCGGCCTCTCCATTGGACCCGGTGGCCTTTTTCGTGTACATGCCACCCATTTTCCTGTCAGTCAGGATCTTCTTGTTGCTGATTGCATAGCGTTTCCTGGTCCTTTGCCCTATTTTTTTCTTCATTTCGTTGGCCGTCGCGTTCAGGGCGCTGGCCAGTACATCGGGGGCTTTCAGCCGGTTGGGCAGAGTGTCCAGCTGCCGGATGATCTTTTCAATCTCCGCCTGGGTGTCAATCTGTATCACGCTTTCGCTCACGATCTCACCGCCTCCAGCGTAATGGCCAGCATACCGGCCTCCTCGGTGCAATCGGCCACCCGGAACAGGCGCCCGTCAAAATTAAGCTGTTTCCCATGGGCCGGGCGTGGGCCGTATTCCTCCTTGGCCACATAAATCAGCCGGCGGGCCTTGTAGGTCCCATCCACCTGGATCCCCATTTTTGACTTGTCCCGCTCCAGCAGTTCGTTTTCATCCACCACCACGGTCATGGGCTTCCCGTCTATGGTGTGGGTGTCCGCGAACTCCTGGCCATTCAGAAACACAGCGGAAATGTCAGCCGCCACCAGATCCTTGAAGCTGGGGGCGCCCATCAGCGGGCGCCCCCTGTTTCATTTGCGGGGGCCTGAACGGGGGCCGCTGCGATCAGCTCCGCCCGTTCCTTGTTGTTCTTTGCGCCGGAAATATCCACGCCCAGCTGGCCGGCCAGCTTTTCCAGGTCGGCCTTTTTCATGGTGGCCAGCTGTTCGGCGTCCAGGTGCCCCTCCAGCATTTTGGCCTCCTGGCCGTTCTCCTGGGCCTCCTGGCCCCCGTTCTGGCTCCGGCTATCCTGGGACCCGTCCGCCTGTTCTGCGTCCTCCTGGGCTTCCTGGTGGCGTTCCCCGGCCTCCTGACCATCCCAGGCCGCGCTCTTGGCGTTCAGCCATGCGGTGACCATCTTCTGGTCATTGGCGGGGAGGGTGTCGCCCGCGTCATACATCCGCCCCAGGTAAAGCACGGGGCGCTTGGCGATCAGCTTTTTCATGCCTTACGCCCTCCTTATGTCCGCTCGGTAGCCGTCAGGGTGCCGCCGGTGGCCACGGTAATGTCGTACACCTTGCCGTCCGTGCATTTCAGGGCCAGGCTGTTGTGGATGGCCGGGGCGCCGTCCGGGTCCCCGATGTTCACCAGAACGGTGGCGTCGCTGGCCTCCGCCGTTGCGGCTGCGTAGCCGGCGGGGACATTGCCCTTTTCGGTGGCGGTAATTTCGTCCGCCGTGGCGTCATAGTACACCGGGGCGCCCATGGTGATCTTTTCGGAGGCTTTCTTGTCCATGATATACACGCCGGTGACATGCAGGGCGCCGGTTGCGCCCTCCGCAATGTCATTCCCGGCCACGCCGATCCGATTTCCCAGGCTCACCACCTGGCCGTTGACCACGGCCTCCTCGGCGGTGTAGTCCAGGGTTTCGCCTCTCTGCCAGTATCTTGCGTTCATTTCTCTGTACCTCCTTACTCGGCAATAGCTACGCCGTTATTGCGGACAATACCGCGGTAGTCCATGACGGTGATACCCCAGTCCAGCCAAATGTCCCACACAAAGCCCAGGTAACCGGCCTTTTCGCTCCGGCGGAAACTGGGGGTTTCCACGCCGTTCAGGTAGTCTACCTGTACGCTCTTGGCCGTGGTCTTATCGCCCACGATGTACCAGGGCACCGCGCTGGATCCGGCCAGGGCGTTGATCGCGCCCTCCTCCACCACCTGGAGCTGGGTCCGGTACTTGTACAGCGCGTTTGCGGTGTGGCTGCCAATGCCGTCCACATCCACCTGCGCGGTTTCAAGCAGCTGGGACATAAGGAAACCGTACCCCACGGGCACCAGAATGTACTTGGGCTGTACCATAATGCTTTCCCCGAAAGGATCCGTCTGGCGCAGCAGCTTCATCATCATTTTCTGGACGCTCTCAATGGTGGGGGCGGTGCCGGTGGCGATCAGGTTTTTGTGTGCGTCAGCTTCAAACAGGGTCACGCCGTCATATACGGCGGGGTTCTTCACGATGACCTCATACACCTGCTTGTTGATCTTCCGCTTTGCTACGCGGGCATACTGGCCCGGCATTTCGGACAAAAAGCCAATATCATCATTGATGAACGCCTCGCGGGTCATCGTAAACTGGGTCCCGTAGGTGTCCAGCTTACGCAGGGGGTTCATGCTGGTGTCCAGGGTGCTGTGCTTCAGCTCTCCGCCCTCGGTCACCTTGTCGAACTGGCCGCCGCCGATGGTGTATTCATGGGACTTGCTGGGCTTGAAGTCCGGCAGGCTGCCCTTACTGGTCCACAGGTCAAAGGTGGTGGGCACAAGCTGGTACTGGTGTACAATGGATTTCTGGATGGCCTGATCCAGAATGGCGGGGAAAGAGGCCGTGGGGGAAAGGAACTGGCGCACCGCCATGCCCCACAGGTCATTCTTGCCCATGCGCAGCAGGGAAGTGGTGGACCCCTCGCCGCTCCGGGCCATGCACTCGATCATGAGATCCCGCACAGACATGCCGCGCAGGCTGTCCGCCTCTCTGGCCGGATTGCTCACAGGGACGCCGGCACGCAGCAGCAGAGCGTCCACCGCCGCGTTGCGGAACTCATCGCCCTGGCCGTCATCGGTCCGGGTGCCCACGGGGCCGCCGTGGGAGATCATGAACTCCACCGCCGCCTGGCGCACCTGGTCCATGGTTTGGCCGCCGCGGATGTACTCCGCCGGATCCATGCCCACCTGCCGGCACAGGGCCACAATTTCGCTGTTGCGCTGGCGTTCTGCCTGCACCGCCGCCTGGCGGGTTTCGTCGTTTCCGCCGTCCTGGCCCTCTGCGCCGGCAGGCTCACCGGCTCCGCGGTTCCCCTCCGCAGGGGGTTCTCCGCCGCCCTGGTGGCCGTCCTGGCCTCCCGCGTTCCGGGCGGCGTCAATCTTTCCCTGGAGCTGGTCAAATTCCGTCTGCTCCTCGCGGGTCAGGCCCCGGCCCTCGTTCCGGGCGCCGTCCACAATCGCCTGCTGTCTGGCGATCATTTCCTGAATGGTCATTGCTCTTTACCTCCTAAAAGTATTTTGATTGATTTGGATCTGCCGCTCGTATGCGGACAGGTCCGGTGTGTCTGCGCTTTCACTGGATCGGCCCACGCCCACGGTTGCGTCTGCCGGCACAGAAACAACGGAGATTTCCATGGGTGTCCAGCGCCTGGCGATACTGCATGGGCCGGTAAATCGTCCGTCTGCCGATGTAGCCCCGGCCCGGACTTCCTCCCAGCTGTCTACTCTGTACCGCACCGATGTGGTTTTCAGGGTCCCGCTTTGCACCTTGCTGAAAATCTTTTCCGCATCCGCGTCGGTATCAAATTCCACCTCTGCCATGCCGCGGTTGTTTTCCACCCAGGCGCGGACCACGCGGCCTACCACCCTGTCCACATCATGGTTGAAAAGCAGGACACCCACGCTGTTCAGGCGCCCCAGGTCTACGGCGCCCTCTGCATGGTCCAGGATCTCCATGCCGAAATAGCGGCGGTATGGCGTTTCGCTGGAGAAACTAACTGTTCTCCGGCGGCTGTCCTGCCCCTCCTCCTGTCGGATCAGGATTTCCCCCATGCTCCTGGTTCCCCGGCTCTTGTCCCTGGGTTCCGGCGTTCTGCTGTGCTGCTGCTCCTTGGCCATAAATTACACCTCCCATCTCAATGCCGGCTTTACGGCCATATTTCAGGACCTCGGCCATTTCGTCCACGGCCTCTTTCCAGTCCTTGCCCTGTTCGGCTGCGACATCCTGGAATGTCTTTTGGCCCGTTGCCAGGGCGGTTTTGGTGGCGGTGGTTTCCTTGGCCGGGTCGATCCATTTTTTCGGTGCCTGCACCCATTTGTGCGCCAGGTAATCCGCCTTTTTATCCCAAAATCCGGGCGGGTTGATCAGCCCGGTGAGATAACAGGAAATAACAAAAGTTTCGTAGATCTCGCTCATGATCTCGGTCAGCAGCTCGATCTCCGCCGCGAATGTGGCTTCATCCTCATTCGCTCCCTGCCGTGCGCTGGAATAATTGCTTTCCGACATGTCCCGGCTGGTGGCCTCGTAGCTCATGCCCTGGCCGGCTCCGATCAGACGCCATTGCATTTTCAGGAATTGGGAGGCGTCCGATCCCGCGCTTTTTGGCTCCACAGTTTCGATACTGTCCCCCACATTCATTTCCTTGATCATGCCGGGGGTCAGGCTCTTGCCCTCGTAGGTCACCCGATCCCCGCCGGCCACCACGCCGCCGCGGCCAAATCCGCCCGTAGGGGTTGCCCGCTTAATGAACACGGCCAGGCAGGCCGCGATCCGCTCCTTGACGGAAACGGCGGTGATAAATTCGTTTGTGTCCCGTACCCGCGTAATGGTAGGGGACAGGTCCGAAACCTCACGCAGCTGGCTGGGGCGGTGCTTGGTCCAGTATGGGATCACATGCTTGGCCTCGATATACACCGGGGTGGTCAGCTTCCAGCCCTCCACATCGTACTGCTGGATAAAATAGCCCACCGCCCGGCGGGCCGGGTCATACTCAATCCCGCCCACCACGGTGTTTCCCTTGTGCCTGGGGATGGAGGCGGTGGTGTCCAGTTCGTCCACCTCGATCATTTGGAGCTTGAACGGCACCAGGCCGCCCCTCGTGTATCGCTTGATGAACAGGATCCCGCCGTCCACCTGCTTCCGTGTCACAGCCATGCGCATGATCTGGTTGAAAGACTGTGACGCGGTTATGTCGCAGTTTTCCTTGCGGCACCATTGTTTCCACAGCTTTTCCAGCTGGTCGTTTAACAGCTCGCTCTCTGTCTTTGGCTGGAGCTTATAGCCTTTCCCGATCACATTCCGCCGAAAGGCGTGGATCACAGACTGGGCAATGTCGCTGTTGCGTTCCAGATCGCGTGCGCGTGCGCGGATCACATCCCGGCCGTAACGGTCTGTTAATTCCGCGCTTTCGTTGAAAACCCGCCACCCGGCATTTAGGCGCCCGTGGCTGGCCGCGTCATATCCCCGCAGCTCCTCCAGGGCTTGCCGCCATGCCTCCCGCCGGTAGCCTCTTTCCGGCGAAATTGCGGTGATGATGTTATCCAAAATTCCCATGCGGCACGGTCACCTCCCGTCAAAGTAGGCCACAAAGGTCCGATCCAGCAGGTGGGAGGGGGTTCCTGCCGCCACCTGGGCCTCCAGATCATCCCGCATGGATTTCAGCATGGACAGATCCGCCCGTGTCAGGGACCGGCTGCCGATCTTGTATGACTGGCCGCCTACCAGCACCGCCGCAATGGCCTTATTGACCTGTTCCAGCATTTCCGCCGGCTTCATTTGTGTGTGTTCCATTTTGTCCTCCCGCTTTATACCCAGCTTTCATTTTGCCGGATCCAGTTTTCCTCCGGTGTCGGCGCAGGCTCCGGCTTTGGCTTCTTGGGCTTTTCCGGCTCCTGGCTTTGCAGGTATAGGGACCGGACGCCCTGCATGTCCGCCGCCGCTGCGGCGTACACCTCGCAGTCCAGATAGTGGTTGTCTGCGTGGGTGGTTTTCGGCACCCATTTCTGCACCACTTTCCCATTGGCCCGCTCGGTCACCTTATGCTCTGCGGTGACCTGCTCCGCATACTCCAGATCGCAGTCCTTGTAGACCATCCAGGATCCGCTCCCGTTCGGCTTCCTCATGCGGGCGGCGATCATGTCCTTGTATTTCCCGCCGTCCACCAGCACCAGTGTCATTCCGTTTGCGTTGCTGCCAGCCTTGTTGATCGTGGACAGGCGGTAGTTGGACAGCATGGTGCCGGTTCCCTTGCTGGGCAGCACCCAGTCCGAATTTAAGAGGCAGAAATCATAAACTTCATCCGTCTGGTCGCCGCTGTCCATCAGGGCCAGCGACACCAAAAACCTTTGCCCGTCCGGGTGTATAAACTCGGTGTTCATGATCTGCGCCACCTCGTTCATGGATAGCGCCTGGCCGTGGGCAATGTTCTGGCTGGTCATATA